GTCAAGGATGCTTTCAAGCACGTGACTAAAGCTGCTAGCAAGATTGCCGATCAGGTGGCTGTTGCAAGCGAGGGTGTGTCTGGCTTAGCCAGCATCCTCAGTGGAGCTGTTACCAACGTCATCAAGGCGTTGGAAGCTGCAAAAAATGCCATCAATTCGCCATTTTTTCTTGTACCCATCGCTGCTGCTATGTGGTTCATGGTGATGCGCATGTTTCGTCACAGTCACTATGCACAACTTCTTTTGGTCACTGCCTTGGGCTCATTCGTGGGCCCAGCGCTTTGGGCGCAAATTTCCAATTTCTTTATTGATGGGAGTTTGCGGCCTCCGACCGTTGAGGCTCAAGCTGGTCCAATTGATGCACTTCCTGGCCTTCTCACGACAGTTTTCACCTTTGGCGTCTTCAAACAAGGACTTTCTCACAAGACCATTGGTGAGGCCATGCGACGCGTGGCTCTTATTGGACGTGCAAAAGAAGGTTTTGAGTGTGTTGTTGACTGGTCTCTTCAGGCTGTTGAGTGCCTCATCAACTTCTTTGGCGAGAAGTTCGGCAAAGGCAAAGTTTGTCTTCGTCATCCATCCCACCCTGCGCTCACTGCTTGGGCTCGTGCCATTGATGAGCTGGATTTGCGCATGTTGCGCAGCCCCTCCGTTGAGTATTGTCATATGCTTAAGATGGACGGGCTTATCGCTCAAGGCAACAACCTCAAAAAAGAGTATTCCAAGGACTTGCGAATCCTTGGGTACATCCAGGCCCAGCTCAACCGCATGACGTCAAAGTTTGCTCACCATGTGGGCGCTTTTAATGCAGCTGACAATTATCGCGTTGAACCCATTTTTGTGATGATCAACGGTTCGCCTGGTATTGGCAAAACGCTCTTGCTCAAGTTTATGGCCACTGCCATCTTGATGATGTCTAAGGTTCTGCCTGCCGACGTCAGCCAGGATGAGCTCAAAGCGAATATCTGGCAAAAAGGCTCGAGCAAATACCACGAGGGCTATGTTCGCCAAAGCTGCGTGATGCTTGACGACTTTGGTCAGGAGCGTTTTGTGGCTTCAGGTGACGGCAACCCTGCCATGGACGTCATCAGATCTGTTTCCAGCTGGGCGTATCCTCTTGACATGGCCAATGCTGAGCTCAAGGGCAAATTTTCTTTCAACACGCCTCTCATCATGGGAACCACAAACCACGACTCTCTTCGGGTCATTGGTGAAGCTGGTTGCTATTTTCCTGAGGCTATGATTCGCCGTCTCAGTCATCCGCTCTGTATCGAGGTGAAGCCTCAGTACCGTATGCATGGTACCACGCGCCTTGACTTCCGCAAGTACCGTGAGGAACTTGAGAAGTGCAAGAGCAATGAGGGTTTGGCTCGACAGCCTTTGTACATATGGGATGTTTATAGGCATGATTTTATGTCTGGTGCTCGTTTGTCCGGGGCTATGGGCCTTGAGGACGTCATTCGTGAGATTGCTACAGATTTGGAGCAACGCACGAGGCAGCACATGCGTGATACTGCTGAACTTGATGACTACATTGAGAGTGTTCGAGCCACTCTGGGAGAAAAACTTGCTTCTACCATGCAACCCCAGGCTGGTGAACCGTACGAGCAATCGTATTTTTCTCAGTATGTTGAAGAAGAAATGCAGTTTGTTGATGAAGCTGCTCGCACCATTGTCTATGGTCGTGATTCTGAGGAGTCATGGGCCGCAGCAAACACCATCATAAGGTATGGTCTTAAAAACCTACTCGATGATGAGGAGAAGATTTTCGGCATTGAGAAGAAACTCTGGCAGACCTTCGTTCTTGGAGCAGGTTTTGCAATCTTCGCTCTGAAACCCCTTACTATGCTTGTTGGAGCTGCGTGTGGTGCGCTCTTTGGCATGGTTAAGGAGGTTCTGCGGTTTTTCCACATCCTTCCCGCCAAGAAGAAACGCTATTCTGCACCTGTGCGTGTAAAAAAGAACTCCAACGCAAGTGCTCAGAGTAACGTTAACGTCCGTGGTATTGGCGCAGCTATGGCTGCGCCTAAGCACGAGACGTATGTTGTGCGCGATCCCAACATGTCACCGCAAGCTGGCAACGTTAAGGTCGTGAACAACATTGTCGCCAATGGTTGGCGACTCTTCACGCATCATGGCGACACGCAACAGACGTATGGCCAGATTACGTATTTGACCAGTAATCTTGCTATCATGCCTCACCACTTTTACATTGACATGAAGGTCCAGCATGTGAAGGAGTTTGTTCCCGCTTCAGACATCAAGGTCATTTTGGTCAACAATTTGAACCCTAGCAATGTTTTCACTATCACACTTGCTGAGTTCATGGAGCAGGAGGTGCACATTATTCCAGAACGTGATCTTTGCTTTGTGAAGATGCGAAGCACGTACGCGCCAAGGACGGTCATCCAGAACTTCCTCAAGGAAGATGACCTCAAGCACATCTCTGGCAAGCGTGTACGTCTCGACGTCAATGAGTTTCAATCTCCTGATCACGCGTCATTTCCGCTCATGCGCTCAGACCATGCTGATTGCTACTGGTACAAGGATCCCGTCGTGTATAACGATATTGAGATGCCTAAGGCTATCGCTTATGACTTTCCTGTCATGAGCGGTGACTGCGGCTCTGTTCTGTCGCTGCAAGACGGCAATCACTTCAGTGGCCGCTTTGGTTTGGGTATTCACGTCTGCACACCGCTCGATCTTGATCGGCGCGGTCGTGTAGGCGTCAGCACCATTCTCACGCAGGAGATAATCATTGAGGCATGTAAGGCACTTTCAATAGTGCTTGATCGCTTCAAGGATACCATGTCCGCACAGGGTTTGGCCTGCACTGATGAGTATGAGCTTTTTACGCCGGAGGTGGGTTCGTTTACCCCCATATGCAAAATCGATCGTGCATACCCACTTCCTGCGCGTACGAAGCTCTACCAAACAAGCTATTATGGTAGCTTAGGGCCTCATGTCCTCAAGCCTGCCATCATGTCCCCCATTTTCCGCAATGGGGAGCTTGTGTATCCCATGCTCAATGCCATCCGTCCCTATTCCAGCCCGCTTCTCTCTCTGAATAAGGGAGGTCTGCGACAGGCACTTCACGTTGCCATGCGGCCATTTTGCGAGTGGTCGAAAAATTCGCCACGAGGCATTTTCTCCTTCGAGGAGGCTGTCCTTGGTATTCCTTCTCTCAAGTTCCGATCCATTCCACGCGGCACTTCTGCTGGTTTCCCACATGTCTTCCACGTCCGTAAGGGCAAGGTTGAGTTCTTTGGGGAGAAGCAGGATTATGATCTTACGACCCCTGCGGCACAGGCTCTTCGTGTCCGCGTCGCAGAGATCAACGAAGCTGCGAAACGCGGTGAGCGTATGGGCCATGTCTTTTTGGATTTCCTTAAGGACGAGCTGCGAAAGCCTGAAAAGGTTGAGGCAGTGGCCACTCGTCTCATTTCATCTGCTCCTCTTGAGCTCACTGTCTCAACCAGGCAGTACTGCGGTGCTTTCTGTGCCGCAATCATGGAGTCTCCTGCAACATGTGGACTGGCTCCGGGCATCAATGTTTACACTCAGTGGAATGGACTCAGCAACTTCCTTCAGAGGAAGGGTGCAAAAGTCTTCGCAGGTGATGTCAAGGGGCTTGATGCCAGTGAGCAGGTCGACATGCTTCATCTCATTGTTGATTTCATGAATGATTGGTATGCTGACGGGGAGGAGAATGCACGTGTGCGTCAGGTCCTCCTCATGGAGCTCTACCATTCACGGCACCTTGGTGGTGATGGGCGCGACCAGTGCCACATCTATCAGTGGAACAAAGGAATGCCCAGTGGGCACCCCCTGACCACTATCGTCAATTCCATCTACACCCTGGCAGGCCTTGTTGCCTGCTATATCGAGTCAACAGGTGACGCTGTTGGCTTTTGGGATCACGTCAATGCGGTCACGTATGGCGATGACAACGTTTGCAACGTTGACGACGCCACCATCGTGCAGTTTAATCAGGTTACGGTTGCCGCGCACATGAAGAAACTTCTTGGGATCGTCTTTACGTCTGACCGTAAGGATGGTACTTTGATCTCACACACCGATCTTTCTGGTGTGACGTTTCTGAAGCGCTCATTCTACCGTGATTCTGACAGGCTGTACAATGCGCCTTTGGAGCTGGACAGTTTCCTGTACACGTTCTATTGGTGCCGCAACAAAAAAGATGAGGACAACATCATCAGTGATGTTCTCGAGACCGCACTCTGCGAGCTCAGTCTCCATCCTTCCGAGGTTTGGGATGAGCACGCTCCAAAGATCCTCAATATCGTCCACCGGCGTTGTGGACTCATGTCCACACGCTGCCATCCGTCACGCGAAGCATACAGAGATGTTGTGCGTACGCGTGGTGATAGCTGGTACTAGCAAATACGCACGATCGCCGCTCAAATGAGTGATGCGATGCCCGAAGTCGATCGTGGACAGGGCGGTACCAGTACAGTGGGGCTTTTCAGCCTTACTACTCAGGGTCACTCATACCCAGAGAATTCGCATCCTACTCGCGGTCTGAGTTTGCCGCTTGATAGTTAAATAACTCGCTGATAAAACCATCAATCTTTCAAACAACATCCCATCTGAGGATGTTAATGTGGCACAAGCGTGTTCCACAATCGACTCCCTGTCTATCCAAGGTTCTACGCCAGAGACAGCTGGAGTCACGGCGTTTGCTAATGAGGCTTGTGAGGCTGTAGGAGCCCTCATGTCCCATCGTAAACCATCGCCTATCACGGCGAGTCCCGAGACAATCGCTAACATCACTGAGTATTTTTCTCGCCCTGTTCCTGTAGCCAATTTTTCTACGTCTACTACTCAAGTAGTTTTGTCAACGCTAGCAGGTAGTCTCAATAACATTTTGTCCTACTTCCCATCTTCAGCTAGCCGTTTGCTTGGCGTGTTTTCAATGCGCTTTACGACGGTATTCACGCTAACGGCATCAGCCACGCCTTTTCATCAGGGCGTCTTGGCTTTGTCGGCTAGCTACACCTCAAACGACGCTGCAACTTGGACACGTAACGATAGGTATTTCGCTTGTACAAATGTCGCTCATGTTCGCTTAGATTTGTCTGAGTCTACTATGGTTCAACTGCGCATTCCATATGTTGCTGAAGTTGAGACAAAAGGTATCGTGGCTGGAACGCCAGACACCATTCCCTGGTTTAATGTTTCTGTTGTTCAGCTGCTTCCTACCCCTCTTCCCGCTTCACTAGTTACCGCCAAGTGCCAGCTCTTCATGCACTTGGAGGACTTGGAACTTTTTGGTGCCTCACCCCAGGTGCTATCTACTGTTACTCCGTTTTCTGGTGGAAAGACCAAGATTGTTAGGCGGGATACCATGAAACCGCAAGCAGGCAAAATGTCTGCTGAAATTGAAGAAGCTTCTTTTCCTTATAGTTCTACTGTTAAGTCTGCAGCTAAAACGCTTTCTCTCGCGTCCCGTGCCATTCCTTTGCTGTCTCCGATATTATCCACACCCACCTGGTTTCTCAATGCTGCAGCAAACTCTTTGCGTTCTTTTGGTTTCTCAAAACCCGTCGTTCGTGATCCTATAGTTAGGATCGTGAAGGGCAGCACAGTGGGAGAACATCATATTGATCTTCCCACTCCGAGCCTAAAGTTGGCTCCCACTTCTGATAACATCATTGCTACAGATTCGACTCTTGGCACAACTGATGTTGATGAGATGGCTCTTGAATATGTTCTCTCTCATTGGGGTCAAGTCATGCATGGCACTCTTTCCACTTTACAAAGTCCTGGTCAAGTGTTTTACCTCAATGCACTTTGTCCTTTGGCTCAGTGGTTTAAAACCTCACTCGGCAGTCTGTCTGCAGCTACTGTTTCATCCAATTATCAGCTGCCACAGTATTCGGTTTTGGGCAGTAATGCCTTTATGCCAACAACTCTCATGGCTGTGTCCCAGATTTTCAGATTCTACCGTGGGGGTTTCCAGTTTCGCATCACTTTTGCCAAGACCAAGTTTCATGGTGGCCGCGTAATGTTGACTTTCAATCCTTCATATACCTCCGCTTCGTTTCAGGCACCTACTTCTGGCGGTCAAGCTCAACCCATGGGCCAGAGTACGATTTTCGACTTGCGTGATTCCAATATCATCGAGTTTGAGTGCCCATACGTTACAACACGACCACTTTCTGCACTTTCTGATCCATTTGGCACATTCACCATGACTTTAGTCAATCCTCTCATAGCAACACAGTCTGTGTCTACTACAATTGACTACATGGTTGAAGTTCGTGCTTCTCCTGGTTTTACCTTAGCTTGTCCCGCTGGTTTTATGTGGCCTTCGGGTTCACGTAATGCTATTGTTGGGCAAGTTAATGGTGTGCCATTGGTTGATTTTCCTTCTTCTCTTGCTGGTCCTGCTATTTTGCCACAAGCTCTTGAAATGCCTTTTGAATCAACACCTTCTTTTTCTCGTTCCGTTAGTCAAGACTTTGAGCCTCCTGCTCGAGTTTCTACTATGGAGGTGCAATCAGGTTCTTCTGTTGCTATTCCCAGGACGGTGCCTTCCATGTTTGGTCCTGATGTTACTAAGTATACCTCTGGAGAAAAGATCAACAGTCTTAAGCAGTTGATCATGATGCCTAAGATTACGAATGCTGATGTTGTTCCTGCAAATGGAGGTGATTATGTTGCCGTCCCACCGTGGTGGTACACTAATCTTTCCACTATTCGTTCTGCGAATCCTTCTCCTAATACTTTTGATGCGGAGTCCTTTGGAACTGCTGGCAATATTGCTCAGTGGTATGCTTTTGTTAATGGTGGCACTGAAGGCCATGTTTATACTCCTGGACGCCCCACTAACACTTGTATGGTATATTGGAGTGGTCAGCCTTATAATAGGCTCATCACCACTAATACTTTTCAGAATACTCCTGCAAGTAATGTACCACGTATTATTGCTGTTGATGACCAACCCCTGCACTTTGTTACCCCTGCTTATCAGCGGGGTTTTCGTATCCGACCTTCTGTCGTTTCTGCTGTTGCTTGGGTTCCTAGGTTTGGTGGTTCTGCACGTGCTCCCACTCTTATCCCTGGTCCCAATATGCCGTACGTGACTCCTAAAGTCCGTGCTTTCAATAATACGATTGACGTTCTCCCCATGTTTCTTTCTCGTGCTGCTGCTGATGATGCTCGCTGCGCGGTTTGGCAGGGCCCACTTCCCTTTCTTTTACCTGGGGCGGTTGTCAATGGGGTTTATGATCCAGATTCAGTTTCGCTGGATTAAATAAATAGATTTTGTGTGTCTATTCAATTCACA